CTTACAGAAGACGAGTATTTATTGCTGATGGGTAGACTGCTTCAGTTGCAGGACGACGTTAAATTACTGAAGGCAAGGTCCAAAGGTCCGATGCCCGACAGCATTGTTGCGTATGAGTACATGACACAGAAGGGGAAGCAGCGGCACTGGAAGTACGGCGATGAAATGTATGGCGGCACTTCGACACCGAAATGGTGGGCGAACCTTCCCAATGGTCACAACTTAAAGATGGTTCGAGAGGCGGTATACGTCAGAGTGGAGAATGCGTGATGACGGACCGCAAGCTCTTAGCCCTAAAGCGCGGTGCAATAGACGCTTACTACGGGCATAAATCAGGGTTCGATCAGTCGTTACATGAAAGGGCAAACCACACCAAACGTTCTACACGCTAAATCTATTCGTGATGCAACGAAGGGTCTGGTTGACATAGACAGTTGGAAATTGAGTAATGCAAAAGGAGAAAAGTAATGCAAAAGGAGAAAAGTAATGCAAAATGACCATTTGAACACAAAAGAAGCTGCGAAGTTAGCAGGTATCGGCGTGTCTACTTTGAATAGGAAAGTTTCTGAGAAAAAGTTTCCGCAACCGATCAAGATTGATCGCAAGAACTACTACAGTAAAGAGGAAGTTCAGAAGTGGAAAAAGGGCAACTGGTTTTACATGGTGGTGCCAGACAAGTTGGAACAGCCTGTGGATGCGATGTTTGAAGACTTTAACCTGTTTGTCGATGATGCAAACTGGTTGGACCGTCGGCCGCGGTTAAAGGCATGGTGGGACAAATTCCATATTTCATATGTGTTAATCGGCGTTGCGGTGTTGGTAATGCTTGCATTGGGGTTTTGATATGAGTGACCGCGAAATGGAAGACTTGTTGAACGAAGTTTTTAGAAAGGTGGTATGGAAGTGACAAAGGTGGGCAGACAAGGCGTTGTAGAGGTTTTTGAGGAAGTAATGCGCTCTTATGCCGAAAGGGTAAGTGACAACACGCCCGTGGAACAACACGGGCCACCGCCCCACGCTTTTATGACTCTGGGCATGTTTGCGCAGTCTATATTAAATCGTATGGTGAATGACACGCACTGTTATGAATTAGACAACGATATGTACAATTTCATATTGGAAGTGCAGGACCCACAACTTTGCAACAACGAAGACGAATTATTGGACGAAGAGTTTCGGCCTTGTGACGATCACATGTTCATTACGATGGACGTGAACGAAGTTAGCAGCACGGGGTTTTTTATATCGCGTCACGACGACGATAGCGACGAATACGAAATGTTCTACGTGGACCCGCAAGACTACGAATTTAGAACGATTGCGACGATACAAATTGGTGGGCCAAACATTTTAAAAGCAATACATCTTGACGAAGAATTGGAGAAAGAAGCACCGGAAGTCGCGGGCCGTGTACTGACGGCCATTTCTTTGATCAAGAACCCGCGGTTCGTGGTCCGCGGTCCGGCAGGGACGCGCCAACAGCGACGGAACATGCACCGTGGCTTTGGCAAGTCTGTGGACAGTTGGCACCGTGTTTCGTGGTCCGTGTTTAGTCCTACGGTATCGAGGGAAAGTAGAGATAGCACTTTTCACAAAATGCCGCTACACTATTGTCGTGGCCATTGGCGGAAGGCGAAGAAAGATCATCCTAAGTCACGCCAACGGCAGAAAGCACTAAACGCATACCACCGTCACGAATGGTGGACGTGGATTGAGGGCTACTGGCGCGGGCATCCTGCGTTTGGTTTTAAAAAGCAATACCATAGGCCAACGTTATGAATGAGAAAATTTTAGAAGTTTACACCTCGGACAAAGGTTTATCGTCACAAGGCAACCGCAAAGGTGGGACGCACTTTTATTTTAGCGTCGATTTTACGCAACGCACGGCGTTAGAGCAGTATCAGGTGGTTAAGTCGGTCATTGAAGTATTAGAGAAAGTTCGTGACAACTTAGAAGTTGAAATGATGGATGAACACAACTTTTTTGTTGCGGAAGCTGAAGTAGCAATGGCCGAGTTGTTTGATAAGTTAGGGGTGAAACATGACAAGTCGTGACAAGCCCCTGTATGCGCACCGTTGTAGGGGAAGTGATTGGACGCCAAAGCAACGAATAGCAATGGGAATACATGCTGCAAACCGTCACCGCGGCGAGGTTAAGATAAGTTTGTCAACGCCACCATGGGAAATTCGTGCGGCCAGAGGTTTAGGGTGTCTGGGGGACGGGAAAAACCAACAAAAACTTAAAAATTAAAGTTTACTGGCCGCAATGTTTTGTATCAAACTCGGCACTGGAATTGAACAGGAAAATTAGCTATTTTGTTTAAAAAAGGATTTGACAATGGTAGACACAGCCAAAATAGAAAAAGAGTTTTCCACAGCCATGGGACATCTACAAAAATATAGAGAAATGGCGGAAAGTTATGACGACGAAGAAACCAAAGCTTTAATGCTTAAAAAGATTGCTGCGCAAGAAGAAAAGCTTGCTAAAGTTAAAGAAAAAGCCCTGAGTGGGGAAGTTCCGCACTACTCTCGGTAAGCTTCTTTTATTTCTTTTTGTATAAGGGCCGCAGTAGCGGCCTTTTCTTCGTCCTCTTCTGCCTTTCGATTCTTTTTCACCGTATCGGCAAGAACGTTTAAATCATTTTTGGTTAGGTTCTGTCGTTTCCAATAGTCAAATGTCATGCGTAGTTGCCCACCGATGGTGCGCCCCTCAATATACGCCACTGCTACTACCTCATCGTACACGTCCCGCGGTACGATAATGCTTTTCCAACGCTTTGTGTCCATTTATTTCTGCTCTAACCTGTTTAAAATTAATTTTCGCTCTGTTTCAGAAGGCAGTCGGCCCCAAACTTTAGTAAAAAGATGCTGTAGCCAAACTTCTTCTTTTTCTCTAGTCCATCCACACGTACAAGTCACTTTTATCCTCTCATATTTTCTCGGATTATATAGGAACATATAGAAACTACAATAAAAAAAACCCCCGCTGCAAGAGCGGGGGAAGTTCAATGAGGTAAAAATGAGGCGAACTTGTAGAAACAAGAAAGGAAAAAACGATACCTCACTTTGAGCGAACGAGGGCGAGGTTGCGGACTAGCCCTTGATTTCATCAGTTTCGCCCCAATTGGGGCCAATGTCAATATCACAACGGTTCGGAATGACCAAAGGAAGCGAATTTATCATAATTTCTTGTATGTTTTTTGCTTCGTCTAACGTTTTAACGCTAAATGCCAGTTCGTCGTGTACTTGTAGCAGGGGCAAATGGCCCGCTTCGTAACAATCCACCCATGCCTTCTTTGTCATGTCGGCTGCGGACGCTTGGATCAAACGGTTTAGGGCCTTGTACGTCATTGCCCGCTTTAGACGGGTCGTAGGACCGTAGGCGTGACGCGCCTCTTCAAGAGGCATGGCCTTGTTCATTTCAAAACTGTCGGGTTCCCATAGATTGAAGCGGCAAGCGCGGCCAAGCAACGAACGTATGGACCCACTGGACCGCGGGTCGTCAAGTCTGTTCTGTACGCCGCGGTTTAGTTGCTTCAAGAACGGCAGGGTGTCGTTGAATTGTTTTAAAATTTTCTTTGCTTCCTCTACGGGTACGTCTAGTTCCCCTGCAAGCTTGTTGACGCCCATGCCATAAATGATGCCGAGGCCCACGGACTTCGCTGCCTTGCGGCCAAGCCCTGTCATTTCAGCAACCATTGTATGAAAGTCTGTATTTGGGTCGTTGTTGTAGGCTTCCACCATTTCCGCGACGCCCGCCAACTCTGTCTTTCGCGCCTCACCAAGCGTGTGCGCGTAGTGGACCGCGATCCGCGGTTCCTGTTGCGAGAAGTCAATTGACGCCCACTGTTCTCCCTCTTCAGGTAGGAACAGCCCACGGATCATTGGCCCTAGTTCAGGGTCACGGGCAGGGATTTGCTGTAGGTTAGGGTTATTCATTGACACGCGGCCACTGACAGTTCCGCCGTCATCAGAACGGATTTGGTTGATGTGACCGTGGATACGGCCCTTGTCGTCTACATATTTTAGGATACCGTCAATGAACGTGCCGTTCACTTTGTTGTATGCCCGCGCTTTTACGATTGCCTGTGGCAGTTCGTGCGGGTGGTCGGACAAAAATTGCTTTGTGAAAGACGGTGCGCCCTTTTCAGTTCGGTCGTACTTCAGGCCCACGGTGTCAAAAGCTTCTGCGATTGAATTAGCGGCCCAAATTTCTACGTCTTTGCCCACCATTTTCTTGATGGACTGCCGCAATTCCTTTTCCTTGCGCATGACGGCTTGCTTTGAACGCTCCGCTCTGTCAAGATCAACTCGGATGCCACGCAATGTCATGTCCACAAGGCAAGGTATAAGACGTGTCTCAAGGTCCCAAATGCTCCATAGACCTTGTTGATTTAAAAGCGTCTTAAAATGATTATATAGGGCAAGCGTTAGCGTGGCGTCTTTTTCAGCATATTCTCCAACAAACTGTGCGGGCAGTTTCCACATTTCAGCTTTGGGGTCAACGCCAAATTCTTTTGCAGCTTCCACCAAACCTTTTTCTTGTTTTATGTCGCCAAGGTAATCGTAGCCAAGCGCGTTTAGACTGTACGTGAAGCGGTTTTCGTCGATCAGGTTTGCTGTCACCATTGTATCAATGACACGTCCCTTCACTTCAAACCCTGTGGCGCGTAGCCAACCGAGGTCGTACTGCGCATTGTGCATAATCTTGTCGGCGTCGGTGGATAAAACTTTACCCATCCAACGCTCGACAAGTCGCTTGTCGATGTTGCCACCCCCTAAATGGCCAACGGGCACATACCCTGACCAAAACTCACACGCGACAGCGTAGCCGACGATTTCACCATCGCCTGTTGGCCACCCCGGTCCTTTATTTTTGATGTTTGGGTCGCGTGTTTCAACATCAACTGCGATTTCTTTTGCCTCTGATAGGTCGGGCAATTCATTTGGTGGAACCCATTCGGTCTTTGGCGTGAACAACGGTATCTGCATTTTAGTTGTCTTCATCGGGTTCTCTTAAATTATTTATCAGTTCGTCTACGGATTGTCCATCGCGGGCCGCGAACTCTGCACCTAGTGCCGAATAACCGCACTTATCAATCCAACTGTCTTCGTGATCTGGGGTTTGCAAAAGACGCGCGGTTTTAACCCAATCCATCATTAGCGCAACGTGGGCGGTCGTAAGGTAGCCCGTATCGTACATCGCTTCGCGGACAATGATGTTCCAACCATCTACAATGCGGGAATGGTTATGATACGCGTCGCCGTAGTCTTTAGCGCGTTGCCCGTTAATGAGCCGATCTGCCTGTTTTAAAATTTCTGATCTATTAATCATAGGGGATAACTCCTTGTGACGTCTTCTGGTTCAACAATAAATAAACGTTCCTTGGTCCGCGTGACGCCAACGTAGAACACTCTGTGCATGTCGTCGCCCATTTCTTTCTGTGCCGCGCTAGATAGGTCGGTGTACAACACAACGTTATCTGCTTCCCCGCCTTTTGATCCGTGGATCGTGGACAGTTTTATACGGGGCACTGCGTTAAACTTTTCTCCCCGCCGTAGCATGGCGGTAATATACACGACGTCAAGCTTTGGCATTTTATCCATGGCTTCGTGCCAAATCATGTCCTTGCTTGCGTTTAAACCGTACTGCAATTGAAGTACATCTATGTCAAAAAGCTTGTCGTCATCGTAATCACTAAAGCGTTTGTAGCCCCGCGCGACGCGGACCCCGTTTCCTGACATGTAGTCATAGATTGCTTGGGCGGTGTCTTTGTCTATTGTCAGACCGCGGCGCATTTGCTCCCAACCGTTTACCGCTTTGCTTATCTTTTCAGATATTGAGCGGTGGCCGTTGCGCTCAAACAAGTAGCCGCCATTTTTTAAACTTTCTGCCACGGGCGTCAGCATGTAGTTGGCCTGTGCCATGATTAGCCAAGACCCCTCAGACAGGTCGATTTCTTCAAGAGAATATATCTTGCGTACTTCGCCCTGTTCTTTGCGCGGTTTGTAAGCCTTGGGGTAACGGTTGTATATACGGTTGGATATACCTTGCGCTAATCTATGCACGTCGGCAGGGATGCGATAGCTTTGTTCTAAAATTTCTGCGTCGCCTGTCAGACCGATAAAGTGATCAACGTCGGCTCCCGCCCAACGGTAGATTGCTTGGTCGTCGTCGCCCGCGCAATACATGCGCTTTGACCGTTTGTCTAATGCGTGGGCAATGTCCCACTGCAACGGGGACAAGTCTTGCGCTTCGTCCATAAAGCATAACTGAAACTGCGGGCAGAAATGCACTGCCTCTGCGGCAAACTTTTCTAGCATGTCTGTGAAGTCTAGCAGGTTGTTCGCTTGCTTGTATGCTCTGTATGCATTGTCAACGTAGGACACTTCGTGCCATTCAAAGTCAATGTTGCTGCGATTGTATTCGTCCCGCAACGCTGTCTTTTTAGAACGCGCGAGGTGGATCAATTGCAGGATAGGGTGGTCGGACGTGACCACACCAATATCGTCGTCGTCACTGACAGACTGAATGTTGAGACTGTAACCAATCTTATTAGAAAGTTCGGTGTAGTTCTCTTTCTGCATGATCATACTGTCTTTCAACGAAAGCATTCTGTATGCCAACGAATGCAGCGTACGGAAATACGGCAGGTCCTTTTCTGCATTCAGCTTGAACCGCTCTGCGGCCCTGTCCCGTGCTTCGTGGGCCGCTTTTCGTGTGAATGCAAGAAAGGCTATTTGATGCGACGGAACGCCCTCTGACAGTGCTTTGTCTACCATGTTCAAGAGGGTCGTCGTTTTACCCGTGCCCGGGGGTCCAAAGATACGAAACATTAAAACGGGCTTTCATTGTTTTGGCCAAAGTCGGGCGTATCAATGTTAATCTCTGAAACATTAAACGAGGGAATGGCCCATAGCCGCACCGCTTTGCCTTTAATTTTCATCACAGTGCTTTCGCCGTTGCGGTCACGCAAACGCTGCGCAATCTTGTGTGACTTATATTCAAAGAATTTGTTCTTACGCAGATGCGCCTCAAAATCCTTCAAGCGGAAATACGTGCGGCCCTCTTCGTCGTCGGTAAATGGACGGCGTAGTAGTATTTCGTCACGCACCTGTGCTTG